AGTAGGTCCGGGCAGTCCTGGGCCCGAGGGATTCTATGCCTCAAGCAGCACCATCGAGGCGATGCTGAAATCCGGTGACTGCTGGATATTCTCCAAAGTCGAGGGATTCCCTCAGCGCAAGATCTCATGGATCATCTAAGGAGTTCATATGGTCGAGCACATCGAGCGAGTACGACGACTGGCACGCGGGCAGGAGGGCTGGTCTCAGCTCTGCCTGACCAGCGCAACCACGGTATTGAGCGAGGCGCTGATCAAGGCGCACACCCTCCAAGCCATTAAGGTACGCCCCGGTCAGCCGATACCAGATCCGAAACTGCTACGCGTATGGGCTGAGGAGGTGTGTGACGCAATCCTCGCCGATCCTGAGTACCCAGACGGTCACGGCTGGCGCATGCTTGCTGAATTCTGCACTGACCTGATCCGCACCCACGTGCTCGAGGCAGCCAATGTTTAACGCCCTTGCTCGCTGGCTCGATCGCCTGATGACATCGCCCGGCATTGCTGATGTCTACGGCGGCACTCCTCGATCACCGAGATGGTCAGCGACTCGGCGCAAGCACCTCGAGCAGCAGCAGAAATGCGAAGCCTGCGACCGTGTCACCTCGCTCGAGGTACACCATGTGATGCCCTATCACCTGCATCCTGAGCTCGAGCTATCGCCCGGCAATCTCATGACGCTGTGCGAAGATTGCCATTTCATATTTGGTCATTATTCAGACTGGCGCAGCCACAATCCGCTAGTGAGAGTCGATGCCGCGGCATGGCTCGAGAGAGTACGATCAAGACCTCAAGGGTGAGCTATGACGCTGCCAAAAATCAGTTGCCTATGCCCAACGTATGGCAGGCCTCGCCAGCTCGAGCACGCTATCGAGTCGTTCTTGAGGCAGGATTACGCAGGAGAGAAAGAGCTCATAATCCTCAACGATTACAGCGAGCAGTCGCTGATCTATGCTCACCCTGAGGTCAAGGTCTACAACGTATGGGAGCAGATCCGCCCGCTCGGGGCTAAGTTCAACCAGACCGCATCGCTCGCCAGCGGCGACCTATTAGCGATCTGGGAAGATGACGATATCTACCTGCCATGGCGTCTGAGCTACAGCGTCGAGCACCTCGACAGTAATCGCATCTATCACACGGCTAGCGCATGGTTCGAGGAAGACACGCACAAACTCACGCCGTCACGCAATCTCTACCATTGCAACCTGATGATGAGTCGTGAGGTGTTTGACTCAATCGGCAGGTACAGCGAGGTGAGAGATAGCGGATCGATAGACGTTCTGCTATTTGACGAGCTACGCAAGAAATACGGCACCATCACGCAGGAGATCGAGGACAAGGATAGGTTCTACATCTATCGTTGGGGCACCAGCGGGGGCTATCATGCCAGCGGCTGGAGCACCAATATCGTGTCTGAGATGGCCGCTAATCATCTGCGACAGCACAACACGACACGCGGTATCGTCGAGCTCGTGCCGCATTGGCCGTACGAGTACACGGAGTATCTGCCATGCGCACGCTAGATCAGGCATTTCTCGATGCACTCAATCGGCCCAGTGACATTTCAGAGCATCTCGAGACGATCCGCTCGCACGCTGCTGGCTACCAGCACGTCACCGAGATGGGCGTGCGCGGTGGCGTCTCCACCTGGGCTCTACTGTCTGCGAGGCCGAAACGATTGGTTTGCTACGACATCCTGCCGATCGACATGAGCGAGCATGCCCGCATTGCGGCTGATGAGCATATCGATTTTGAGTTTCGGCAGATCGATGTGATCGAGGCAGACATCGAGGAGACCGATTGCCTGCTGATCGACACGTGGCACACGTACAGCCAGCTCTGCGCAGAGCTACAATTGCACTCGCCACGTATAAGAAATAATGGGCACATTATCTTACACGATACATATACCTTCGGTTATATCGATGAGCCTGCCTACCCTCACGCATCGAGCTCAGCATTGCGATGGGGCAAAATGAGCGCTAAGCGTGGTCTACGATTAGCGCTCACGGAGTTTGTCGATAGCATGCCAAACTGGCGCATCGTGCTAGATCACCCACACAATAACGGGCTTACCATCCTGCGCAGATCAGCCTAGGATCTCACGCAGGAGCCAGAGCGACCAATACAGCGTCCAGCCGAGCGCTGCCGTCAGAAGGCCAGCGCCAAACCATGCAAACGTCTCGTCATATCGTGTCGGTGGTGATCGTTCCTCCATCATCGATACCTCACGCATGCGTACCAGCCATTACGACCACGTACAACCGACTGCTCGACCACTGGGCGCTGGCCGTAATAGCAGCAGTTGCGAAGAGCCTGCGCTGCTGAGCTCGAGCTAAAGCCGACGCCCTCAAAGCGATACGACCCGCCACGGTGCGCCATGCGTCCCTGCGCCGCACTTGCGCTAGCGCTCTGCTGAGCGCTCTGATCCATCATCAACCCTGCAATTAATATCAAAATCACGAATAACTCCTCGCACCCAGTCTTGCACCATCAGCTGATCGCCCACGCGGACGACACAATTCTGCCTGATGGCATCTCTCATGCGCTTTATTTCGCGCTCGAGTTTCAATATGCGCTGCTGCGCCTCCAGTAACCAATCTGCCTCATTGCTGGTCATATGTAGCCCTCAGCATCTCGAGGCATTTGATTGCCTTGTCGATATCCTGCACGCCATTTTTCAACGTATGACGCCAAACATATTTTGCCGCATTGCCCGCCAGATATGCTCGATACCCGAGTACACCGAGCCCTGCCAGTTGCGCCCGAGCGCAATCGACATCAGAGCCATCACGCGGATCATAATGAGCCGGGTTGATCGGATCCATACCCCATCCTCCTAAGCACACGCCTCAGGCGTTGTACTGCGTTGCGCCAGTTGCGTGATACGGTTGCCCGCACCTGCCCTGATTCCTTGGCCGCAGAGGCAAAGAATTTATCGTCAAGCCATGCCTGGACTGCATATCGTTCGTGCGGCAGACAAAATAGCAAAGCTTTGCCAACATCTCTAGCCACAACCATCGAGTTCTCTTCAGATCCGATGATGTCCTCATATGGAGCAGCTAGATCGTAGTCGCCAATCGTGCTCACTCGCATCGTTTTGCGACGCTCGACCTGCCGCTTGACATGATGCGCGCGCTCACGACGAACAATCTGGTATACCCATGTCGAAAACGCACCACGGGCAGGATCGTAAGAGTTCATGTGTCCAAGCACCCATGCGATCATCGATTGTGTCCAGTCCTCAGGATCTAGGTCTACAGGCTGGAATCGTCGCGCGGCTGCGTAAACCAAACGTAGCTGATCGTCAGTCATAACACTCTCGGCAGTATGGTCGTAGATGTCCAGTGCCATCGGGCTGGCTGCCGCCATACTCCTCGACACGATCACGCGCCCACAAGGGCAAGCTTTTTTTATTGCGAGTCATTGCCCGCCTGCAATTGCAACAATCCATGATGATCGCATCCTCAGGCAATTGCAGCACACGACCTGATGCGTCCATCGTCGATACTACGACTCCGCTATCCTGCATGCGATCACGCACCTCGAGGTATTGCTGCCGAGCCAGCAATAAAACCTTGGCCTCAGTCGCATCGATGCGCTCGATGCCCCGGCGACCCTCCTGCGGCACAGTACTCGATGGTCGTATCGCCTTGACGGATACGCGGATCTGATCATCAGGATGTGTCGCCATCGCTAATACCCCATCAGATCAGCAAGATCAGAGCTCAAAGCGTGACGCACCGCAGCTCGATGTTCTCGTAGCGCATGTCGTATCTCCTCAGCTACACGCAGTACCTCGAGCGCCGCCTCCACCTCATACGGATCACAACTCACGTAGTGCATGATGCCTCCTCCTCAGTATCCTCACCACCGATCGCCCAGGTTGACGATAGATGCTCAGGCCAGAACAGAATCCGTTCTTCTGGCTTAGCTGAGCGATTCAATTGCGTGCTCAGCTCACGGGCAACCTCCTCCGTGAGATTGCTAATCATCGACCACTGCTTGCCACGATGCTCGACCATGACTTGCCATAATGGACGCATAGAACAGATCCTGCAAACAAAAACGGTGACCATGGATGACAGTTCAGCGGCAGCATGCCCGCGGAGATCCCCGACTGCAACGAGCAGCAAGGGCCATGGTCACCGTTGGCTCATGTAGTCTCAATCCGAGTACACATCTTCCCGCTCCATCTCCGCGTCGCCGTTAGTCTCGCGCCAACAAGAGCGACAAAGACCATCAGCAATCATGACTCGCTGAGCGCCACACTGGGCGCAGGAGTTTTTGTGGTCAATCCATGGGTCTGTCATTACCATTCCCCCTTAGCACCGTCGCCGTTATACAGCCGATCATGAGCAGCTCCAGAATTATGGCCGTCATGTATTTGCTGCGTGGATATAGGCAAACTAGTTTGGCATTTCTTGCACTCGCCCCAAAACTCAATGTCTTCCGCAGTCATTAGTGCTCCACATTCACATAATCTTTTTTTGCGCTTGTTAACCATAGTTCAATGCCCATGAAGCTCAACATGATGAAAGCGACACAAAATCATTAGATCCTCGGGCAGCTCGTTGCCAAAACGCACATAGGTTAAATGATGCGCGTCAAGATTGAGGCAAGAACAACAACGATTGCCATGACGATCTACATGCTCACACATCCATTTCGCCCTGCTCATGGCTACTGATTTTGCTACTGTGCATGCTAATGACATAAACCCCAGGTCTTTCATTTTCAATCGTTCTCCTGGCCCTATTTGTTTTTACCTTTTTTAGATCGCACATAATTCTACTAGACAAAGTCGATGGTCTACCATACTCTGATTTTTTTATTATTTGTTTTGGAACGTTGCATTTTACTAAATGAGTAGCAATTGAATAGCTAATATACCCATGTTTAATCAAGTACTCATTTATTATTTTTCTGCAAAAATGGTACATTTTACATATTCTCCAAATGGTTTTTATATACTTGAATCATGTTAAGACCATTATTTAACTCTTTAAGTATTGTGTTTTTTTCTTGGCCAAAAAATGGAACTCTATACGCAATATGTTTAAAGAAAATAGCCATTGCTTTTCTTAGTTCTAATTGTTTGGCCTGATGCGCACTTTCAGCAACTGCCATTTTTTTATTGTCCTGATCAAGACCAGCTGTTTCTTGCAGACGCGCTGTAATCGTACTAGGAGCATTGTTTTGATTATTCTTTAAGACTTCCAAAACTTTTGTGTGGGCTATTCCATGTTCTTTAACTGCATTAATTGTTTGAGCTATTTTTAGCCGACTAGCAGGCTCGCATCTTTGCATAATACTTTGCGCTAGTTGCATTTCGTTTAAATGTATGCCATCTACTAATTTTTCAGCTGCGGGGTTAGATATTACGTCAAGCAACCCAAGTTTTAATTCATGCTTTGCCAAAAGATTTTTGACTGCTCTTATAGTTCCACCAGCAAAAATTTTGTGGTCTGTAAGCATCTCCTCTATTACTTTTTCTCTATTTTCGCCTGAAGAAATTAAACTAAACATTTGTGCGGCGCAAAGTTCAACTGTAACAGTCCTATTAGCTTTTTCTTGATTGTCTTTTCCTGCCCTTTCACCATTCATTTCATTTATCAAATTTGATAAACGCAATCCATTTATCCAAACTTTTGCCTCATCAACTCTATCTATTACATACGCAACAAACGAAATGCTACCAGCTATTTTATGTGACTCTATTCGATGGCGACCATCAAGAGCTATGTATTTATTATTTACAAAGAATAAAATAACGGCAGGCAAAACGTCGCCGTTTTTCAGCGTTTCAACCATTAATTCTACGCGCTCTTTATCAACAAAATTTTCTTTACCTTCCACGTCTCTTGTTTGCAATTGGGCAATGTCAATTGAATGCAAGATTGATTTTGGAAGTTCTTTTAATTCAAACTCAAATTCTTCGCTTACCAAAAGCTGTTCAACTTGAGGATTGCGATACTTGTAAAATGGAGTAGCAAACAAGTCTCTAGTTTCCATCAAAAACTCCTTAGTAAAAACAACTCGTAACATCTCACGCCCGAGCCTCGATGCTCGGCTAGTACCCGGCACAGTTGGCACTGTGTGTCTGTACGCGTGAGAGCGATGAGTGACTGGGTACTCACCGCACCCCGGAAGCCTCAGCGCTGAGACGCTGCCAGTCCTCGGGGCATTTCGATGTGCGTGCCGGATCATGGTGGACCAAGTCCGGCATCAGACTCCTCCGTGAGTCTCTGATCCCGTAAGCACAGGTCAGAACGGCATGTCCACTGCCGTGAGCGTCAGCCATGACGCTGTCTCTGGTATATAGCAGTTAATCTCGCTCGGCGAGGTGCCCGAGACCACTAGCTGACGGATCGCTGAGACCTGCATCTCCTGCGTCTCTGGGTTATTGCCGATCTGCACAAACGCAAAACACGATTGGCGCTTGTAGTCTGCTGCTGTGACGACCGGCACCTTAACAACTGGCGCAGCTGGTGGCGCAACCGCTGGTCGTCGAGGAGCACTATGCCCGAGCTCGTTTGTCGGCGCTGGCGCAGTATGCGGACCAGGAGTATACGCTGGAGCCTGCGCTGACGTGACATTGGCCAGCGGTATCGCTGGATCCTCGATCGGGAT